TTAATTTATTTAATAATTTGGTTTTAATAATTCCGAAATTGTTCATTTTTAATCGTTTAACATATCATTTATTTTCGTCTCTATTTCATAAATATTCTGTTGTGCTCTTTCCATATCAAACAGAATATTAAAATCTTCTTTTTCTTCACCCAACATACTTAAAATCTTAGATTTTTTAGATTTTTTTTGTAATGTTGATTCACTTAATGGTGCTTCTCCTCCTCCACCTGATGGCGGTGGTGCACCACCTCCCATATCCATTCCTCCACCACCCATATCCATTCCGCCTTCAGCCCCACCTGCGGCTTCCATTGCCTTTTCTCTATCTTCTTCTGGAATACCATACTTAGCATCTACTTCATCAAATACACCTGAACGTTTAATTACATTTTGAGTGTTTGTCAATTCAAATCCTAATGCACGTTCTAAACGTTGTTGTTGTAAATCCAACATAACTTCAGAATCACTAAATCCAAGAATGTTTTTCTTAGCCCATGTATGTGATACTGGCAAGATACCTACTTGAGACTGATCCGACGTCGCATCTTTATAAAGGGTTACTTTTTCTTTCCATTGTTCAATACGTAATAAATCAGATTGTGCTGATGGGTTAGTTAAGGATAATGTAAAGTTATTCAACTCATCTTCCATACCTAAAAGGTATAATTGGATTAATGCAATTTTGTTTAATTCTTGAATAACAGATTTTTGAATTCTGTTAATTGTTCTAGCAAAACGAATATCCATTAACGCTAAACTTTTACCTTCACCTACAACTTCTTCAAATCCTAAGAAAGCTTTAGGAATACGTAAAGCTGCCAACATTTTCTTTTGGATATATTCAATATCGGCAATCTCTCCTAAGTTTTGTGCTCCTGGTAATGTTTCAATTGGATTAGATTGTGATGGGTCACGAACAGGAATAAAATAATCCTGATCCACAGCCATTTGATTATATCTCATATCAACCTGACCATTTTTTGGATCGGAAATTTGATCTCTTCTAAATTTATTCGCAACACGTTGTACATAAGATTCAATATCCTTATCATCCATATTACCAACAAACACTTTAAATACACGTCTCTCAGGTGCTCTTGATGTTCTGTAAATTAACATCGCATCTTCTGCAAGTAAAAGTTGTTTCCAAATTCTTCTAATCTTATCTAACATAGAAGTTCCGTAAGGAAGTTTTCTATCATCACCTAATAATCTAAAATGTGCAATCTCCCATGCCTGAAATTCTAAATCTTTATTTTTCCATTGAAAACGTAATTCTCTTGATGGAACTTTTAAATCTCTATTTTGTGTTGTAGTTTTACCAGCAGCACCTTCCAATCTTTCAATTTCAATATTTGGTAATTGTTGACATCCAACAATACCCTTTTCAGGATCTAACTTTAAATAAACAAAGTTATCACCATACTTACAAACACCTCTTGTCCACATTTGTAAGTTAGTATTAACATCTAATCTGTTATTAAACAGATCTTCCAATATTTCTTTAATTCTATCTGATTCAGAATAGATCGTTAAAATCTGACCCTTTTCTGACATTGTAGTAGACTCTTCTGCGTATATGTCTAATGCCGCCGATATTTCAGGAGTAAACTCCATTGCTTCATAATCATAATAAGCAGCCAATCTATTTGGTTCATAATAAACCGATTGGTTATAAAGAGATTGATCTAACTTAGTCCACTTATCGGCAATGTATTGACTTTGTTGAGCCTGTAACATTGCTTTCTCATAATCTTCTCTGTTATCTGTTTTTAATAATTCATCTTTACTGAAATTAAATGAAGGTGCCTGTGTTACCTGAGGTTTACCCGGATAACCAAACATCTTTGTTAATTTCTGAAATACAGTTAAATTTTGATTTGCCATTCTATATAAATACTTTTCTTTATAATATAAACTAAAATAATGATAAACTAAACATTATCTACGTCTACCAAATAACCAAGAATTCTCTTGATATGTTTGTTTACTGACATTCATATTTTTATCTTGATAATATAAATTATTATTATCCATCCCCATAGAACCTATTTGATCAAACGCAGTACCGTATGAATAAAATGATTTACTTGTCTCATATGATCTTTCACTCATAGTCCAAGAATCTAACATTGCTTTGTTCGCATTTTCATTTTTTTGTAATAAATTAAATGATACATCCGCCGCATATAACGCCATCGACATACCCATAATAGCATCATCGTGAGATCCTTTCATGTGATCAGGTCTACCGTTCATATAAACAAACGTATTAAGTTCGTTTAATAATCTTGCAGATCTAACAATAAATCCTTTTCTAAGTTGTTCTTCAAATGCGGCAACAATTTGAGTTCTTTTGTTATTAAAGTTAAGACCCGGTATTTTATCCATGGCCTTAGCATTATAGTCCCAAATGTTTTGAGTATTAACACCCTCAATGTAAACATTTTTGTAATTTAGTTCTGTTAACTTTCTCGATGTTGCAACTCCCATTCCACCTGTAATATCCGTTACAATAAACGCATTACCGTATAAGACGGCCCATTTGTATGCGACAGCGGCTAAGTCGTCAGGAGGTATCTTACCAATATATTCTGCAACCTGTTCTCTATCGTCAAAATCTATGATTGATATTGCGGAAAAATCTTCACTATCTCCTCTACTAACATCCACACCCATAATATAACGATGACCAATGATTGGTTCTTTCCATTGCCAAAATGTGGCTTGCATGTATTTCTCAATAGGTTCTCTAATCATGTTCTTAGCGATATTTTCTTGAATATCACCAGGAATGACACCATCTCCTGAACCTAAGAAATCACATTCCAACTCCTGAGCAATTTTACGTCTATCGTATTTAAATTTCTTTGACATTGACTCAAACCAAGATGAAAATGGTTTATAACCATCCTCAATTAGTTTATTATACTCTTTCATATCAAAGTCATATAAAACAACTTCATCGTCATTATATTGTTCTCTGTTCAACATATAGTGACAAATATCCTGACATTTAATCCAACGTAAATCTTTGGTATAACGAGGGTCTTTAAACCATCTTAAATCTGTTATATGAAAATCATTAATACCCCGTAACGCTTGATCATAAACACCGTAATAAATTGGGTCGTAACCATTTGGTGTGGAAATAAGAATAATTTTACCTCCTGTTGATAGGGACGCCATAGATGCTGCCCAAAAATCATCTCCCGCTTCAATATATGCTGCCTCATCAAATACAAGTATGGTAGGTGTATAACCACGAAGGGCATCTGGAGATGTTGCAACCGCCTTAACCTCACAACCATTATTTAATCTAAATCTACTCTCTGAGTTTTTATCAGGTGAGAACCCAACATTTAACCAATCAGGCCATTGTTCTAAAAAATGTCTAACCTTATTTGCCATCTCCACCGCCGTATCTCGTTTGTTTGCAATAAGTAGAACTCTCTCAGGGTTATCGGGTTTCGCTAATTGTAATTTTTTTGATAACCACGCGGCAGTTACAGTGGTAACCCCTGCCTGTCTATATTTTCTTGTAATATTTTCGTTATATTCTTCGTAGTCCTTAATCAATTGAATTTGATCTTCGAACAAATCCATAGGGACATATTTCTTCTGTGTATTATCGAATGTTTGTAAATACGTTCTAAGTGCATATGGGGTATCTTTTATGATCTTAGCATACTCCATTAATTGTTCTGCTCTACTATTCATATATGTATAAATACAAAAAAAGGTGGTTATTGTAAACCACCTTTGTATTATTTCGTAGGTCTATCTAAACCTAATTCATCAAATAGACTGTCATCATCATCGTCTTCTTCGTCATCGTTGGATAATGAAATACCAGGAATACCCGATATAAAATCTTTTAATTCATCGTTATCAGTTTCATCTGTGATGTCAGTTAAATCTTCATCAAATTCCGCCATCGTTTGTTCATAATCGTAATTGTTAATGTCCTCTTCAATCGCACGAACCAATGTTTCCATTAAACGATTTCCGTTTTCAGATTTAGAAACAATTTCTTTCATGAATACTAAAAATTCTTTTGCTGGTTTCTTAAAAATATGTTGGAACACCATTAATTGGATAATTCCTTTAGTTTCATCTGTTAACACATCTTCAGGGAATGTTGATCTAATTCTGTCCCAAATTGCTGGCCCTAAACGTAAATCCCACATTTCTTTTTCAAGAGTATCTTCCGAACCTTCAATATCTGTGAAATCTTCTTCATTACCCTCTTCATCTCTTGGTCTTCCTTGTATTGCAACTAACTCCAAAGTTCCTTTAATCAATTCGTGTATTAAAACTGGAAAGTTTACCGCTCTCGCTTTAACTGTTGGTGGGTCTGTTTGTCTATCAACATCTTCTCTACCCGCAATATTACCACCAGATTGTCCCATTGATTTCATAGTTTCGTTAGGTAATTGCCAATATAAAGCATCATTTACTGACATCATAATGCCGTAAAGACCGATAATTCTATCGTTACCAACAATTTGTCTAACTCTATCTTCAACATAATGATACATGTAATGACCTCTTTTAGACGCACCTTGTATAATTGTGTTAATAAATCTTCTTTTTGCTTTTTCTAAGTCAAGTTTCTCTAAATCATTAACGATTTCAATTTCATTACCAAAATTCATTTCTTCTTCACCACCTTCTTCTTCACCACCTTGTTCTTCCTCATCGTGATTGAAGTCTTCAGGGTTAAACTCACCCATACCGATAATACGTGCATCATATTGAACCGATCCTTCAGGAATACCTAATTCCTTCATTACTAACTCAACAGATAACTCCTCTAATTCTCTTCTGTGATTTTGTTCAAATTGTAAGATTTGATTATGTGCACTCATCATTTGTTGCATCAAAGGAGATAAACCTTGCATACCCCTCATAGGAGTGTTCGCGCCGGTGTATTGTCTCATTTTAGCAACAACTTGTCTATATCTTTCTGAAGCTAATAGTTCTTGGAAATTCTTGTTAGGTTCGTCCCCCGTCTTAGGAAAAGGTATTTTTTTCAACGGAGTTTCGCCCGCTGCTAAGTCATCTTGTAGTCCTTGGTCAGGTCTATCCTGACTATCAAAATCCATTGGCATTTCATTCAAATTTTCTTGAATTAAAGATAAGAGTTTTTTCTTAGAAAATTGCATTTTAACTTACTTTTTTTTCTCCTCAGCTATTTTAGCCTTTGGTTTAGGGTTTGTTCCAGGTCCAGGTTGAAAAGGAGTTTTTCTTGGGTCTTCTCTTCTTGTTGGAGTTGGTTTTGTGCCAGGTTTAGTTGATGGTGCCGGTTTTGATGGTGCAGTTTTTGGTTCCGCACTTACAATAGCATCATATGACATAAACTCAGGAATACCATTATGTCCTTTTTTTACTTTAGGACCATGTTGAACCATTGTATCAGATTCATTAAGTTTAGATTGGATAAGTTCCATAATTTCGTTTTTAGACGTAAAGCTATGAAATTCTTTGTTCTCTACCAAACCTTTAACCCAATTTTTTATTTTACGATTCTCATCTAAATGAGAATGATCACATTTACAATCTTTATCATCTTTTCCACAATCTGAACATTTTTTACTTTTAGTTTTTTTCTTAAAGTTTTTGTCCTTTGTAGAAACAGCGTCTTGTTCACCTTTTTTATTTTTTATTGGATTCCCATCATCATCGTAGAAACGTAATAACTCATCCACCTCTTCTTTTTTACACTTACATTTAGATTCTACCTTTCCACAATCATCACATTTTTTAATATTCTTAAGTTGCGGAAAATCTTCTTTAGATTTCTCTAACGCTTTTCTACTTCTTTCATTGTGGTAATCGCCCTCTTCTACTTCACCTTCTTTCTTTTCTTTTTTCTTATTGTAACCATTAAAATCTGGACTAGGAGGTTTTCCTGGTTTGTATGGATTTTTTCCCTTTTTTTCTTTTGATTCGTTATCTTTTTTCCAACTATCAACAAATTTACCAAGTTCTTTTTCAACTTCATGATCTTTAGGGTCTCTACCTAAATCCTTTTTTAATTTTTCTTTAGTCGCACCTATCATAATACCATGTAAAGATTCGTCCACTTCAGTTTCTTCAGTCTCATCAACTTCTTTTTTCTTAGGTGTAGATTTCTTTTTAGGAGTTCCACCAAATACCGTTGAACTACTTGATTTTGAACCTTTAATAGTTAAACCCATATCAACTTCATTAATATCAACAACTGTTGCTTTATAATCTGGATTACTAATTTTTTTAGATTTTGGGAAATTTATATTTTTTTCACCTTTACCCATCAAACTCGCGGATTTCTTCAAACTTTCTAAATCACCATAAACTAAACGTTCTTTATCATTTTGATTTTTTGAACCTTCTTTTCTTGGATGTCCATAAACTTTGTCTTTTCCTTTTGAGAATACATCCATCTCATAACCATCGTGTTTAATCGTGTCAACTTTTTTATGTTTACCACCAAATAAACCTTCTTTAACATCACCCTTTTTTTCTTTGTTTAATATTGCAAAGTCGTCAGCATCAATTTTACCATTATGGTTTTTATCAATTTTAGATTGATTACCCTTAAGTTCTTCGTAAGCTTCAATAGTTTTATTTTGTTTTTTTGCGCTATCGACTTTTTGTTGATATTGAGGGTCTTGTTTAGATATCATAACATCTTCTTCTGATAATATTCTTGATGCCAATTGTTTAAGTTGGCTATCACTGAATTTAACTAATGTTTTTTCTGAGAAACCTTCTTTAATTAATTTCTCTACTAATTCTGTTCTTTTCATGATTCCTTGAATTTTATTTCTTCTTTTAAGAGGATGAACCCTCTTGATTTTAATTTCTTTGTTACATTCTCTATTGGTTCACCAAATTTAAATGTCAATCTTTCTTCCGTGTTCTCAAAGTCAAACTTTTCCCAAGCCATTGAAATTACACCATCTACAGCATCAATAACTCCGAAATGATCGGAGTCTTGAACTAATTCTAATTGTAAATCTGTATCTTTTAATAAACCAACTACGTCAACATATTCGATGTCAGGTGATTTAGACCGTTGGCAAGCCGAAGCAGGTATAACGAACCAATCGCCCATATCAATTTCAGTGGTCTCACTGAATACGAATTCGTATTGTTTTTGACCTTTGTAATCTGAACCGATTTCATTGACATATATTAGATGCATTTTTTATTTAAAATATTTGCTTAACGTCGTTCCAATTGCATTATTGATTTCACTTTTCATTTCGTCTAAGTCTAATTCTTGAACTTCTTCTTCGTCCATTCCTTCTTCCTTAATTGCATATTTTGATAAATCAATTTCGTCCGTATCCATAGGTGTGTTCACAAACTCATCTAAAGCGGCCATAGAATCATATTCATTCATATCCGCCGGTGTTTCTTCAGGAGCCGGTGCAGGTTCTTCACCTGTCGGTTCTTCCATACCAACTCCACCCTCTTCTTCTTCTCTTTCAAATTTCTTAGAAATATCTTCAATATCTTCATCAGATAATTTATCCAAATCAACTGCAGAAATGATCATGTTTAAAATGTATTTGATGTCATCACTTTCCATTCTATCGTGTAAATCTCTTAATTCTTGACCTAATTTACCAGCGTATTTTTGAGCTTCGGCCATGTAAGATGATCTCTTACCAGCATCCTCATCTTCACCTCCTTCAGCAGGTGGCATATCTGTAGGAGCATCCATTGGAGCGTCACCACCTTCAGCAGGTGGAGGAGGAACATCACCTGATGCGTCAGCCGCAGGTGCTGGAGGTAAATCCATTGGTGCTTCAGGCATTGGAGCCTCTTGTTGAGGTTTGTTTTGCTTTAACACATATTTTGTTGCTTCCTGTAGTTCTTCCTGTCCTTTCAACAATTCAAGTCGTTTGAACGCTTCGGCATACGAAGAGAACTTATTCTTGTTCTTCATGAACATACCACCGATATAATCGAGTGATGATTCATTTAATCCTCTCTTTACATAGTAACCGTCTTTTTCTTTAACGACACCATATACACCCCCGTTTTTAGATTCTTTCACTAATTCGGGTTTACTCGAAGAACGACCGTTATTTTTATTACTGTTGAAGTATGTTAATTCAAGGATTCTTTTTAACTTGTCATCCCCGTTTAATTTTTCACTTCCTAGTGGTTTTAATTCTGCCATTTTATAAAATTGTTAAGATATACTTATTCTTATCCTATAAATACATAGATATATAGAAAAATTAGGTATAATTATTGTGTTATAGACAATTTCCTGTCCTTAAGTTGTGTTTTTAGCTTTAAAAGTTTTTGGATGTATCCGTTTCTTCTTAATAATTTGAATGTTAGGTTTTCGTAAGAATACTCTCCTCCCGATTCTAAACCACTCTGTCTAAATTCTTTTATTTTCTTTCTAAGATCTTCGAGTTGATCAATTGTAATCTCTTTTGGATTTTGTATTAGGTGATCTATTCTTTTTCCGAACTCTTCTCCCTTTTCTAAGATCTTTCTATCGTCTATATTTGGATTATCTTTTTTAGGTTCAACAACCCATTTATTATGTAATATAGAATAAACTCCTGATGATATATGTTCCTCATTTACGTCTTGCACATATACCTCAACATCATACCCTTTTATTTTAATGTCGTGTTTTTCGTTCCAAACGTTTTTCTTTGCATCAAAAAATTCCTTTAAAATATCCATTTCATATTTGGATTCTTCAAAGTCAATAAGAATATGTAAATCAACATCGGAGTATTGAGACCAATTGTAATTTGCCAAAGATCCCGTAAGAACTATATCATGTATAAAAAATTCAACGCCTAAACTTTCAATAAAATCATTTGAAATCTCTAAAAGTCTTTTCTTAATTTCGTCACGCATAACAAAATGACCTTTTACCTCATCAAATATTTGATTAGATAAAGTTTCCTTTGTCTCGAAAGATTTTACAATTTGTTTGTCTTTCTTTTTACCCTCAATAAGTTCTTCAAATAAACTCATCCTTTTTTTGTGTACTTATGTACTTTAGCGATGTTTTCGTTAAAGTGTTTTCCTTGTGATTCGGCTAACCTAAATTTGGTGAACTTAGACCAAGGGACTTTATTATACTCATAAATACTTCCGTTATTGAATATAATGGTCAAATCTTCAGTTTCGGTATTGTAAGTGGCTTCTTTAAGATTGGATGAT